CGGTTCACGTTACGGGTCAACACGAGGTTGTTTTCCAAGATCTCCAGCGATTTGCGGGTGATCATGTCAATGGTCAGAATGCTGTTAGACATTTCAAAGTCCTTTCAATGATTTAGCGGTTTTGCATTGCTTGCAACTTTTTCATCTGCCTTGCACGTTCGGCCTCAATCCACTGCGAATCCGTCATGGTCTTGATAGACCGGGGATCCGTTGTGTCATAGGTGCCAACTCCAGTGGAGCGTGCGGTAACAGGTGAAATCGGCGCAGGCGCTGATGTGGTTCGTTTTACGGGAGGTTCAGCGGCCAATTTGGCTTCGATCTTCCCGATCTCCTTCGCCTGGGCAAGTGGCGACATCCGTGAGATGCGATCTGCGTCTTTGGGGTTGGAGCCGAGGTAATAAGCCAACTCGGGGCCAATGTCCGAAGACTGGATCGTTTCGGCCATCACAGTTGTGATTGGCAGTTTTGGGTTATAGGCAACTTGTTCAAAGTCGTCGTATTTATCCCGAGCCGCTTCTTCACGCTCTTGATAGCTTTCAAGAACTTGCGACTGCTGCTTGGCGGCTTCACGTTTGGCGATCAGTTCTTCGGCCTTCTGATATGCCAATGCTTCTGCATAGGCTTCAGGGCTTTCAAACTGTTCAACGGATGCCGTTGGTGCAGACCTTACGATTTGCGTTTCCGCAGATCGTTGCGCTTGCTCTCGTTCCCACTTACGTTGCTCTCTTGCGAGGCGCTTGCCGATCATCGCATCGATTTCAGCCTGGGAGTATTTCTTCTCCTCAACCTGTTCGGTTTGATTTTCAGCGACTTCCGGCGCAGTTACAGCATTCTCAGAAGTGGCCGTCACTTCTGGCGCAGGCGCGGAGTCAACTTCCGCTAAGGCTTGGACTTCTTCAGTCATTCATGAATCCTAAGATTCCCCGGTGAACCTCGCCGGTAAGGTTGTGAGCATTATGCGCTCAAAGCAGCCACTTTGTCTTGGAATGCTTTGACGCGAGTTTGCAGGGCAGCTTCTTGTTCAGCCAGCGCAGTGGCGCGTTTTTGAACATCGGCTTGTTGGGTGGCCAAGGATGCGGCGGCAGTGTCGGCGGCTTGTTCGCGCTTGGCCACAGCGGCCTCACGGGCGACCAAGTCAGCGGAGGCTGCTTTGACGTTGGCGTCAGACTGCTGCTGCTTGGTCTTGGCGTCAGCCAGTGCGGCTTTGGCATCGGTCAGCGCTTGTGCGGTTTCGGCCTTCACCTGAACAGCGGTTGCACGGGCGGCGTCAAGCTCTTGCTTGGCTTTGGCGCGGTCAGCAATGGCGTCTTGGGCGGCAGACAGAGCGCCCTGACGGACAGCCAGTTCGTCACGCAAAGCCGCCATCGTGGCCAGGTCTACTGGCAATTGCTTGGTGAAATACTCAACGTAGTTGAGCGCTGGAGTGTCATTGGAGACTTGCATTTTGACCTCTTAGGAATAATAGGTGACGTTCAGCTTGGCGCCTGCAACCTGCTCAATGAACTTGATCTGAGACAGGTCGCCATCGTACTGCAAGGTCACGCCAGCGGCCAAGGGCATGCCAACGCTGGCCGTGGGGGCCACGCCATCGTCGCGCCAACGCACGGCTTGGGTTTCTGGGGTAATGATGGCAATGCGGGGCGTGCCCACCAAACCATTAAGGTCGCGCTGGGGCACAGTCAGTGCGGTGGCCGAACTTAGACTGGTGATTTGCTGATACCCCATTACGGAGGTAATCGCCTTGAGGTTGATTGCCATCAGAATCTCCTTCTTTCGGTAAATGACCGAAGTTTGATCAATAATTGATCCAAGTATGCCTCAACGGATTGGAAAAATCCACCGTTGAAGAACGAACCTTCAAAAAACGGGCCTTCGCTCATGCGTCTTCAGCGCCTTCAAACTCAGGCTTTTGCTTGATGATGGCGTACAGCGCGGCACGATCTGCCCCGGCAACATAATCATCGCCAGCGATCTGAATTTTACCCGCGCTCATGGGTTGTTTACCAGCATCACGGGCTTCCTTGGAGGCGTAGCCGTAGAAAGTGACTTCAGTGCCTTTGCCTTTGAAGTCTTCTTGGACAGCGCCGATGTTCCAATATGCGGCAGGGATGCCGTAATCGGTGTCGATGGATTTGATGAGAGCCATGTTTATCCTACGAGTAAACGTCTTGAAGTTCCACCACTATCGGTAATAGTGATATAGCCTGTTGGAGTTAATACGCCAGCAGTGTAAGTTCCAAATCTAATAGTTCCTGCACCTTTTGGAGCCAATGACAAAGTAACATCCGCGTCTGAACCTTGAGCAGAAATAGCAACTACTTTGCTTGCTGTTGTGGCCCCTGTAATTTGAACATAGTTAACAGCAGAGGCTGTGTGGGTCACTTGCATTTGCACGTTGGTTGCAGAGCCAGCGGTGGTAAAAGAATGCTGCCCCGTACCCTTTGTCACATAGCCAATCGGCAAGTTAGCGCCTACTCCTGCGGTTCGGAAAATTACGCCGCCGCCACCAGACTCCAATGAAAGATAGTTTGCCGCCGATGGGTTGGCATCAATAATACGGAATACTTCGCTTGAGGGAGTTGCAAAAGAAATTGCAGAACCAAGCGTTCTAACTGTAGGAATAGCACCCACAGTCGCATAAGCAGCAGCAGCACCACTGCTGAATGTGACAGTCGGCTGTTCAACATAGCCAGAACCTGCTGTTCCAACAACAATAGTATTGACACCCCAACCGATGGTAAATGTTGCACCACTGCCTGTACCACCAGTTACTGATACCGGGTTAGAAGGAAGTGCAGTGTATGATGCGGCGTTTGTGATTGTTACTGTTGCAACAGCAGAACCAGATAAGGTGGCAACAGTCAAAGTGGCTGGCGTTCCTGAAGCAAGAGTTCCACCAGTAACACTTAAAACATCACCTACTGTATAACCAGTACCACCGCCCGAAACAGTGGCACTAGCAACAAACATAGTTACAGATGCAGTGGCTTGAACGCCTCCTGATGTAGTAGGCGCTGAAACTGTTACAGAAGGGACAGTTGTATAGCTTGGGCCACCTGAAGCAGTCCGTGTAATCGCAGTAACAGTCCCGCCGTTGGAGATGTTCACACCACTGCTACCAGCGGCAAGGTCAATGGCTCCTGTGCCTTTGGTATCCAGTACCAACGAGACGTTGGAATCACTACCCAGCGTAACAAACTCAACAGCTTTACCAGTAGCGCCGCCAGTAAGCTGACCATAGTTAGCAGAGCCACCACCGCCAATCAACGTAGTAAATGTTCCCGCACTGGGAGCAGTGCCGCCAATAGCAGGGGGCGATGCAAGGTAAGTAGAAAAGCCTGTGCCAGAAACAGTGCTGGACGCCGACAGCGTGGTAAATGCGCCGGTGGACGCCGTTGTTGCACCAACAGTCGTCCCGTTAATCGTGCCGCCGGTGATCGCCACGGTGTTGGCGTTTTGCTCGGCCAGTGTGCCCACACCGGACAGCGTGTGATCAGCGTTCCATGCCGCAGCGCCAGTGGAACTGAACGATCCATCTGCCGGGGTCGAATGGGTGACAACAACGGTCATGCCAAGAATCTCAACTTGTACAGGGTAGAAAGATACAACTCAACAATGTTGTCAATCAATTGTTGCAGTGCAGTATCAGACTTCTCACAGACCTCATACCGGCCTTTTTCAATTTCAGCAAGTTGGTCTTGCAAAAACTCAATGATGTTAGTCGTCTTTTTGGCCGCAGGGATAGCGATGGGGCCAATCAGGCCATGCCTGCCTTGGTAGGCTTCTGCAAACGCATCGGCAAGCTCAATGACCTCATCGTAAAACGTGTTCAAAGCCACATGCTTGCTGTAGCTACGGGTATTCAGATGCACTGAATGAGCCACATTGCGGCCCAAAAACAGCAAACCCATTAACTGTGCGGCGGTCATTGTGGCATCCCTTCTTGCGGTGGCATGCCTTCCATGCCAATGTCCATCTGCTGACCTGGCATCTCGGGAATGCCGTTTAACTGGCCGTTGGATTCCATTGCGGCGGCGACCACCCCCATTGCGATGTCCTGAATTTGCTGCTCATTCATACCCGTTTGCGTGGCCGTGATGCGCTGGGTTTCGGCCTGATAAGCCTTGATCTCGGCCTCGTAGTCCTTGCGGCGCTGCTCTTGCATCTCAATCGATTTGCCAACATTCTGGATCATGTTGTGCATTTGCTCCATCTCAGCGCCCATCGCCTGAATCTGCATTTCAGCGGCTTGCAACGCTGGCGGCTTGTCATCGTCAGACATGATCTTGGGATCAATCGTCTTGGCAAAGCGCTTGGACATCTCCTGAGCGCCAGGCCAATCCATGTTCTTGACGAACAGGTCACCGGCCACTTGCCATAGTTGGGGATTACCCTGAAGCAGTTGAGCCATTGCTTCCAGCGCTTCTTGGCGCTTGGTTGCGTAGCCTGGGCCAGTCACGGCCACCACATCGTACTTGCCGACGCCGGGGTTGTAGATTTTCTCAATCACAATGCCCTGCTCGTCGCGGATCTCGTTGACCGGTTGCGGCTGGTCGGGGTTGATCTTGACCATCTTGGTCTGGCCGTCCTCACCAATAATTCGGGCGATGCGCTGGGTGTCGTAAATCTTGGGGATCAGGTCGATCAACTGACGGGCAATGTGACGCACACCACGGGCGAGGTTATCGCCATAATGGTAAGTACCTACATCACCCTCGCGCTGGCGGGCAAGAATTGCCTTGCCAGATCGCTCGTTGGAACCCATGCCCAGCGATGCGTTGTACTGGCCAGTAGTCGCCTTGATGTCTTCAGCCGCGCCAGCTTTGGCTTGAAGCAGGCCACTTGACGCCATTGGCGGCTGGGCACGCTGGGGCAAGGGCAGAACGGCACCTTGGCCGTCGGTCACATCAGGGTTAACCTCTAGATACGGCCAGTTGTTGGTGTTGGCCGTTTTCCACTTGTCCTCGTAGCCCTCAAACTGGCCACCGTAGCCAATGAACGGAGCCTTGGGAGCCAGCGCCAGCATCTCAGCTTCTTGGGACACCCAATAGTTGTACATGCGCTGGGCGTCCTTGGCATTCCGCACCAGACCAGACACGTACAAACGGCCATCAACCTCAAACTCGTTGCCGACAATTCGAATTACAGGAATCCATTTGCCAGCCCACTCACGTTCTTCAAGGATCTCGTAGCCGTTGATCTTGCAATACCTGACCTTGGGGCGGTCGGACACCCGTGAGCGCTTGGGCTTGCCGTAGAGGGCGCGAAGTTGCTTGTCCTCAAGCGTGTCCTCAAACGCGGTGGCGTTGCCGGGGTACAAATTTAGCGTGGCCTTGTCGTAGTCAATGTAATAGTAATCGGCAATGCGGATCGTGTCCTCGTTCAGCCAGTTACTGATCGACTGGTCGCCCACACCCAGACTTTGCAAGGTGGTGATGGGGGTTGAGTCGGGGTACATGCGTTCGTACTCGGCCTTGGTCACATCCTCGGTAATAAAGCACCACTTGGCGTCCGCACCAGTTGGGTCTTGGATCAGCGGATCCATGTAGACAGAAAAACTGTTGCGGATGCGGCCAATCTTGATGTCTTGGTCGAATGTGTTGTCGTCGCAGTATTCGGTCAGCAGACGGATGTAGCCTTCGCCGTATGCCACCTGATTCTCGCAGGCGGTGTCGTAGGCCACATCGGCATCGCTGATGTACTCAATGTGCCGGATCATGCCATTGAACACCTCGGCGACCTGCACATCGGCGTTGTCGTCCACCGGGATCACCTTGGCACCAGGGCGGTTTTGGCGCTGGTCGTTGGTAACCTGGCGCACATGCTGGGGCAGTTTGTTGATTGTCAGGGTCGGGCGGGCGTTGATTGTCTGCCCTTGCACCGCGCCACGGGTGGCCAGCACATCGGCAGGCCACTGCCAAGAATTGTCCGGACTGCCCGCATAAAAACGCAAATCATCAATTTCATCTTCACGAGATTCCATCAGCGCGGACACCGCCATATCAAGGCGGGCACGAGCGACAGTCAGAATGTCTGAGTCGGATTTCGCAGGTTTGCCGCCAGACGCCACATTCGCGGCGGCAACCATGCCAGTTGGGTCAGCCATTCAGGACTCCTAGAACGTGAGGCTCACGCATGACGACATAATTTCTGCCATCAACGCTAAATTCTTGACCCACGCCAAAGTACAGATGATCACCGACTTTTAGCTCTTTGCAGTCAGGGCCAGCAGCCACCACTATACCCGTTTCCGTCTTTTCTGTCGAAATCAGCTTAATCAAGCCATGTTCCTCAACATCTGGCTCAATAATCAAGCAGTTCTGAAGCGCTTTAAGGGTCATTTTTTGCTTTTTGGGGCAGGTTTTTGGGCTTCGCGCTTGACGCTGTAGGCGATGGCAACGGCCTGTTTAATAGGTTTGCCAGCCTTGACCTCGGCCTTGACGTTGGCGCTAAACGCCTTGGGCGATGCGGATTTCTTCAATGGCATGTCATTGCCCCTTCTTGGCTGGTTTTGCAGTCTTGGCAGACTCTTTGAACGCTTTGGCGGTTGGAGCGCCGGGAGTGCCGGGTTTTCTCATTTTCTCACCAGAGCCAGCGGCGATGCGTTCGCGTTTGGCTGCGATGTTACTGTACAAGCCAGGTTTTGTTGCCATGATCAGCTTCCCATCCAGCCAGTTGAAACAGCGCCTCTGTCAGAGACAATTCGGCGCTCTGTTCGGGCATTGTACTCCCGGTGAGCCACAGGAAAAGCAAAAGTCACGCAGATGGCGTCTGCGGCATCAGGTGACGCAAGCCCTCTTGCCTTCATGTCCTTTTTTGACTCCAAAAAAATGGTGCCTTTTGAGTCTGGCTTGATCATGGGCGACACCAAGTCGGTCTTTAGGAACCTGTCCTTGGGGACTGACGCAGATCTAAGCCATTCCTTCATCTTGCCCCACATCTCGGCCCTTTTGTTGCCATACATGATCGGGTTGGCGCTCTTGTTGCCAAAGTTGACACCCTTGATTTTGTAGCGCTGCTCCTTCAAGCGGTCAACAATGCCTGCACCAAGACCTCCTTCGTCGATCACAACAAGGGCAGGCTTGAATTCTTCAATGGCCTCAATGATGTGGCCCACCACCGTCATGGTGTCATCACCTCTATGCCTGTCAATGCGGACAATGTCCCTGCCTTGGCGCACAGCAATAACTGTTGCGTCAGCACCAAACCTTGCAGGGTCAACTCCTATGATGATGGGAGCCGTTTGATCCTTGTATTTTGGCCTGGCCATCGCATCGTCAACAATGTTGGAAGGAATGAACTGGTCGTCCCCAGCATTGGGGAACATACCGTAGACCTCAACATGGGCTTGTGAACTGTCTGGCCCATATTCATCAATGATGTTCTGGTAAACGGCCTTGTCTGTGCCCTCCACAGTGCGGGCATCAACCACCTTGGACGTCCAAAAGTCCCTCTTGGAATGGAATGTCTCGTAGAAATAGCCACTGTTGCGGCGGGGGTTGGAAAAAGCCAGCCACAAGCGATTAGGTGTGTTTTCGGTAAAGAATCCAGCCGTAACAGCCCAGATTGCATCGTCAATACCACTGGCTTCGTCAAAAATCACCATCACACCATCAAAGTTGTGAACTCCAGCGTAAGCATCTGGGTTTTCGGCAGACCACAAACGGCCCTCAACAGACCAGTACCGAGTGCCCTTTTTCAAATCTTTTTCAACCAACTCAGTAAGCCATGCGGCAGGCGTGATCTTGGTGGCGGCAACCTCAAACCAGTGGCTGTTAATGCTCATGGCCAACCACTTGGTGATCTCGGCCCATGTCACTGCTCTAAGCTGTGCTTCGCTGTTGGCCGAGATGATGGTCGTCGAGCCAATGCGGGTGGACAGCATCCAGATGGTGAGCCAAGACACCAAAGCAGACTTACCAATTCCTCGGCCAGAGGACACGGCGTGGCGCAGGGTGTCAAAATCAATCTTGCCCTGTTGGCGCTTGATGTGTTCGGCAATTTCTCGCAAAACTTCCCTTTGCCATTTGCGTGGCCCTTTAAAGTTCGCCAGCGGGGTGTTCTCTTGACCCCAAGGGAAAGCAAACAACACAAACGCCTCGGGATCGTCAGCAATGGCCGGTGTCCACACCGTGGCCATTAACTCTTGCTCGTCTTCGGGCTTGTAAATGGTGGTTTGCATTGAGGCAATGTTAAATCAAAAAACAAAAAATTAAAAATTGTTCGCGGGGGTACCGTTTCCGTGGCCCTTCCGCCCCGGCCCCACCCCCCC